CTTCTTTTAATATGGCAGTAAATAGAAGTTATATAATTACATTGTTTAACGCTATTAATTCAAGTAGTCTTTTTAAAGGATATTTAGTACACTCTAATACTAGTTATAATGACAATGTGACAAATGGAATCATTGGATTTTTTGCTTCTTCAAATTCTGCTTCAGGTCATGTTGCAAATGGAAGCAGTGTAAGCATTATTAGGGGTACTACATTTACCGATAATCAATATTATTTGCTCAGTCAACTTGTAGAAGGTAGCGTACAGCAACAATTATATAGAAACGGAGTATTAAATGTACAAAATACTTCACTGGCTATAAGCCCTGAAAATACTGCACGATCTTTAGATATTTTATTTTCCAGCGCCACAGGCAATGATTTGAGAACAAACGAAGCTATAATTTGGGAAAGTTACCAATCTTCAAACCGCACAGACATTGAAAACAATATAAATTTATATTATGCAATATATTAACGGCTACAAATATACAACAGAAAACCAAGTCATTGAGGCAAAGTTGCAATGTAATGAATATTATGGCATTCCTTTAAATCCAAATGATGTGACACAAAATTGGGTGGATTATCAATTTGCAGAGTTAAACACTCCACAATTTTACTACATTATTTACGATGAAACATTGTTACCTGTATTAGGTGAACCAATTGAATTTACAGTCATTTACCCTGAATTAAATTAACAAACAAAAAATAATAACATGGCATTTTCAAATTATTTAGAAGACCAAATAACTAGATGGATTAGCGGAACCACATTTGACGCCGCTCCCGCAAACACTTTCGTTCAATTATACAGCCAAGATCCAACTGACTCAGGTTCTGCTACAGGTGCATTGTACACTCGGGTGTCAGTTGCGGCAGGTAGTTGGACAAGGGGAACAAATGGAGTAGGTACTTTGACTAATACAAATGTCATCACTATTACATCAAGTGCGGCAAGTGGAGCAACGGCTACTCATGTTGCAGTGTTTGATTCATCTACAGGAGGAAACATGCTTATATCAGGAGCATTGGCATCAAGTAAAACGATTGTAACAGGAGATGAGGTAAGATTTAATGCTACATCTCTTACATTGACTGTCGCATGATTATTCATTTCTTTTAGATTGTTCAAAATGTCTATTATTTTGTATTTTTTAATTGTTTGAGATTTTTAAAACATATTTATAACAAATGAGAATTTATTAATAATTCTTAGTATAATATTTAATTGACAAAAACAAAAAAATGGCAGAAAGAATAGTCAGTCCTGGCGTATTTACTAGAGAAAAAGACCTGAGTTTTCTCCCCTTAGAAATACAAGCCATTGGAGCGGCGGTTGTTGGCCCTACGTTAAAAGGCCCTGCATTCGTCCCTACCACCATTTCTTCTTACGAAGAATATCTAAGAGCTTTCGGTGGAGCTTTTAGTTCAGGTTCTGGTACATCCGAAAGACAATACAAGTTCTTAACGGACTATGTAGCACAAGAATATTTGAGATACGCAGAAAATTTAACTGTCGTTAGAATTCTTGCTGGTAATTATCAGTATGCTAGTTCAAATGTAGTAACTAGAGGCGCCTATGCTGCTGCTCCTGCTGGAATTAAGACTAAGTTAACTGGTTCTTATTTCACAGCAGCAAATCAAACATTTAAATTAACTTTAGTATCTCCGGGTAATGTAGGAAATACCTCATTGACTTCCATAGCTTCTAATAATGGGATAGGTAATCCTAATGATGACTCAACAGGAGGTGTATTGAACATCGGAAATAGAGAAAATCTAAGATGGGAAATAAGAGACGTTAATACAGACTTAGGTACTTTTGATTTGTACATAAGAAGAGGAGATGACAGACATAATAGAAAAGTAATTATAGAGCAGTATAATGATATGACTTTAGACCCTAATGATACCAATTATATTGGTAGAGTTATTGGTGATCAAATGTACACATTAAGATATGATTCTGATGGTATTCCTTTCTTACAGTTAAGCGGATCTTTTCCTAATAGGTCTCGATATGTCAGAGTAGAAGTATTTAAAGAAAACTATAACTACTTGAACGAAAATGGACAGATAAGAGTTGCTGCATTCTCTAGTAGTTTGCCTGCTGCTGTATCAGGTACTTTCTCCGGTGGATCAGACGGATATGTTAAACACCCTAGATCATTTTTTGATAAAATTAGCGGACAAAATAGTCAAGGATTAAATTTAGATGATACAGCAGGTGGAGCTTCTGGTTCAACCGCTTATCTAGATGCAATTGACATTTTAGCTAATGCAGATGAATATGATATCAACATGTTACTCATGCCCGGAATTATTGACGGAGCAGGTGAACAACATGGAGATATTATAACAAAAGCAATTGCCATGGTTGAAAATAGAGGAGATATTTTCATGGTAATTGACCCAACTAGATACGGTGACACTATAGGACAAGCTGTAAATGCGGCCTTAGCAAGAAATACATCTTATGCTGCTTATTACTATCCATGGGTTCAAATAGCTGACGCTGACTTAGGAAGAAATGTATGGGTTCCACCATCCACTGTAGTATCAGGAGTAATTGCATTCAATGACTACGTACAGTTCCCTTGGTATGCTCCTGCCGGTTTAAATAGAGGTGCTATTGATGTAGCTTTACAAGCAGAGAGAAAATTAACTTTAGGAGATAGAGATAGACTTTACACATATAACATTAATCCTATCGCCACTTACCCAAGAGAGGGAGTAGTTGTTTGGGGACAGAAAACTTTACAGAAAAAAAGGTCTGCACTTGATAGAATTAACGTAAGAAGATTATTGATAGCTTCTAAAAAATTCATTGCATCATCTTCTAGGTATCTAGTATTCGAACAAAATACAAAAGAAACAAGACTTAGATTCTTAAGTATTGTTGAACCTTACTTGGAAAGCGTTAGAAGAAATCAAGGTTTATATGATTTTAGAGTAATTATGGATGAATCCAATAATACTCCCGATGTTCTTGACAGAAATGAGTTAAGAGGTGCTATTTATTTAAAACCTACTAGAACCGCGGAATTCATAATCTTAGATTTCTTTGTGTTACCTACAGGAGCTTCTTTCCCTGGTGATACAGAATAAACAAAAAAATAGACTAAAATGGCATTTATAAACTCCCCATTTAAATATTTTAACCCTAAGCAGCAGATGAGATACGTCCTCTATATCAATGATAGAGGAATGGACATCCCTACTTATATGGTTAAAACAGCGGATAGGCCCTCGCTAGATCAAAATCCAGTAACTGTAGATTATATCAATACAGAATTTAAGGTTAAAGGTAAATCTAGGTGGCAAGATATCTCTGTAACATTATATGACCCAATTGAAGTAAACGGTGCTAGACTTCTGCACGACTGGATTAGTAAACTTCACCATAACTCCGGATTACTCCAACCTGGCACAGGATTAGTAACCCCGGGAGAAGATGGATATATCTGGGAATATAAGAGAACATTAAGATTTGAAGCGGTTAGTCCTCATGGAGATGCTGTAGATCAGTTCCTATTATACGGAGCTTTTATTGCAGATGCTAAGTGGGGCAACATGGATTTATCTTCGGATGATTTAAACATGTTGGATTTAACTATAACTTATGATTACGCAACCATGCCAGCTGTACAGAATGCAAATGTACTGGTTCGTGACGTAGACGCATCGGTACCTGTAACAAGACCTAACGCAGGATAATTATTAATAAACCACAGAGGTGCATTTATGCACCTCTGTGCTTATAAAATACACATGGCATTTACACACAAACCTTTTAAGTATTTTAATCCAAAACAGCAAATGCGCTTTGAGTTATATATGCAGGCGGATCCTTTTGGTCCTTTTTTTCCTACGTATGCCATAAAATCAGCGGAAAGACCTACTTTAGAGAATAATCATATCACAGTAGATTACATAAATACAGAATTTCACGTTAAAGGAAAATCAAGATGGCAGCCCATAACAATACGTTTTTATGATCCAATTGAAGATAATGGCGCCAAAATGCTACATGATTACATTAATAACTATCATCACAATTCCGGTACGACCGGGCAAGGTTTTAGTTTATTAACACCCGGAGAAGATGGGTTTATACATGAATATAAAAGAACATTATATTTAAGATCATTATCTCCTCATGGAGATGTCATGGATTCTTTCGTATTAGTAGGAGCATTTTTTGATTCTATTAAATGGGGAGAATTTGACATGTCTAGCGATGATCTAGTATTGATGGAAGGAACAATAGTATATGATTACGCCATGGTTAGAGGAAGTAAAGTGAAACTTCCTGATGTAGAAGGACCTGGACTAGATGGCGGAGGAGCGAATTTAGGAAGTCAATTAAAAGACGCCGCTTTAAATGTTGGAAAAGGAGCCGCTCAAGCAGCCGCTAATGCCGGAATAAGTGCATTAGGTAATTTGATTGGCGGCGGCGGAAGGAACTAGTTTTCTTTGTTTTGTATTAATTTTAAGTTTTTAGTATATTTATTATAAAAAGAAATGGCTAAATCTACGCCCATATTTAGGCAGAAAAAGGAAGTACTATCTAATAAGGAGATGGTTATGACCGGAGCGTCTGAATACACACAGTATAGACCTTTCGCTTACTTTGAGCCTAAATTGAAAAATAGGTTTGTCCTCTATTTAGATGTAGCAGGGATATATATCCCAACATATTTAGTAAAATCAGCAACTAAGCCAGGATTTACCTACGATAATATAGAATTACAGTATATAAATACAAAGACGAACTTCAAAGGTAAGATGACATGGGATCCGATAGAAATAGTATTATATGATCCTGTAGCAGCACACAGATTTTCTCCTAGAGCAGCTAATAATCCATTTGTAGATCCTCTATCTAGTTCAGAGGAGGTAAAGAATGATTCCTCTGTTTTAATATATGAGTGGATATTAAATACACACTCAAACTACATAGAAGGAAGAGAATATGCATTAGAAACATATAAGAAAACATTAGTATTAGAAACATTAATGCCTAGAACAAATGTCCAGTCAGAAAGATGGGAGATACATGGTGCGTATGTTTCCGCGGTAAAGTGGGGGGAGTTAGATTTATCCGATGATTCTTTATCCACTTGTTCTGTAACAATTATGTATGATTATGCGTTAATAAAGGACGCTAACGAGAAAAAAATACTTCCGTATAATACAGGAGAAGGTTTTGGCTCTTTAAAAACACTACCTGATTCTGTAAAATCTATTAATCAAAAAGTTCCATCAGTAGGACTATTACCTAAATCATTTAGAGGACAAGGATTAGCATAAAATTAAACAAACATAAATATTATGAAGCCAGACAGAGAAGTTACATTTAATCAAAGTCCTAGTGAAGACGGTATGGAAATTCCTATTCCGGTTATTCCAACTGTCCCTCAAGGACTAAATCAGACTACATTATTAGTAGATTTACCATCTAGAGGTCTTTTTTATCCTAAAGAAAATCCTCTATCCTCGGGTCAAGTAGAATTAAGATACATGACAGCTAAAGACGAGGATATTCTAACCAATCAAAATTATATCATGCAAGGAACGGCTATTGAAAGAATGTTCCGTAACTTGCTTGTATCAGAGATTGATTGGGACGATTTATTAGTTGGAGACAAAAATGCCATTATGATTGCATCTAGGATTGCAGCTTATGGAGACGAGTACGTAATCCAAGTTACCACACCATCAGGTAATACACAGGACACAACAATCAATTTAAGTGAATTAAAACCTAAACCGATTGACGAATCCGTATTAGTAACTAGGAATAGCAATTTATTTAAGTTATCGCTTCCTAAATCTAAAAAAGAAGTTCATATTAAGTTATTAACAGGAAAAGAAGATAAGGAAATTGATGCTATCGTTAAATCCTATGAGAAAGTAGGAAAAGACCCGGGCTTACTAACATTAAGATTGAAGCACATTATTGTAGCTCTTGATAATAACGTTGACTTAGTGTACATTAGAAACTACATTGACACAGACTTACTAGCAGCAGATAGTAGAGCTATTAGATCTTTCTTAAGTAAAATTCAACCAGACGTAGATTTTAACGTAGAAGTGATAGACCGGTACACCGGGGAGCCATTTCGCACTTCAGTGGTTTTCGATGAAAGATTTTTTTGGCCTGACCTCGAGAGATAGACAGTACATATATGAAGAAGTTTTTCAACTAATTCATTATGGAAAAGGATTTACATATAATGATTTGATGGACATGCCTATATTTATTAGAAAATTCTTTTACAACAGATTATTAGAAGCTTATGAAGAAAGAAATGAAGCAAATAAAAAAGCATCCAAAAAATCAAGAAGATAGAATGAAAGAAGTTAGGGAGGGGATTCTCTCCTCCCTTTTTTCATTATTAGCCATCCCTGCACAATTAAAAATGGTGGGTAGAATGTATAATGCTGCAAAGGAAGATGAAAAATTAAAAAAATTAAGAGCTCAAAGACTACAACGTTTACAATCTTTGAAACATGATTCTGATTCTAATAATAAACAATTTAAAAAGTATAGATAATATAAATCTTATAATACGTACAGAACATGAGTAAAGACGGTAGATTAATAGACATAGGAAAAAGCCTTTATGATGTCGTACTTCATTTCCGAAATACTTATACAACACTTTACAAAGTATTACGACAGGAGCAAAATGAGGCAATAGAGAACTTTGAAAAAGAGAAAAAAGGCCGTAGTAAAGAGGAACAGGATTACATCGATAAAAAAATTAATGCTTTTAAAATAATTAGAAATAAGGAATTACCAAAACATGTTGATTTAATAAAAGATTTAAATAATGCTGTAATTTTAACAGATGGTATTTATAATAATGCGAAAATATTAGAAAGAGATAAAAAACAAACAACAGTAACGGCCGAAAATATACAAGATAAAATAGAGCAAATCTTACCCATGCTCGAGAGAATTTTTAGTAACTCTGATTTTATTTTAAAAAGAATACTTAAACATAAAGCATACGTTTTAAAAGAGCAGGATGAATTAAAAAAAGCGGGTTTAACCTTTGATCCTCAAGAAGAAGTTCTAAGAGATCAATTGAAAAATTTAGCAGCAGGCGTAAAAGACCAAGAATCTTCTTTAGGCGCATTTAAACAAGCTAGAGGTAGTATTAACACTGCACATGGAAATTATTTTGGAGGTAGAATAGCTACAATAAGAGGCGGTATAAAAACAAATTGGAGTAGCCCTACCGCCGTAAAGAAAGCAGAGAGAGAAACTAAAAAAAACGATATAACTCAACATTTATCTAGCGCCACACCTGATTCATTGTCATCAATGTCAGGAGAATTGAAACAAAAAATTTCTTCCTATGTAAAAGGAAGAGCCCCTGCGGATGATCAAACTGATGTAGAGAAATTAATATATGAAAAAACAGGAAAATCTAAAGATGAAATTCTTTCCGGCGGATTAGACTCGACCTCTGTAACTCAACCGGTAACAGGGAGTAATCCTATGACAAAAGCTCTTGTGCCCTATTCCCCTCAACCTAAATCCATAGCTGAAAATATTTCCGGAGGTGGTAGCTCTATGACAAAAGCACTTACACCTTATGTCCCTCCTGCAAATAAGTCATCCCCTGTATCGGTAGCTAGTGCTTTACCATCAATGGAAAACGTACTAAGACAGCAACAAGGATTACCGTCATCTTCCTCTATCTATCCTGATGCCTCAAAATTAGAGACCAGAACCATGTCAACCGCGATGGTGCCCTATCATGGTCCTAATCTTAAACAAATAGCAGCAAATAAAAAATTAAAAGCTGCTATGGAAAATAATGTAATTCCACAGACAACTAAAAAATCTATACCTAGATTAACTTCAGGAGATAAGGGATTCGAGAAAAGAGAGGCAGCTAGAAGAAAATTGAAAGCGGCTATGAGGAAATCTAGCCCTAATCAAAATGCTATACCATTAAGAGGAGATAAAGACTTTGAAGATAAACAAATAGCCGAAGCAGATAGAAAAGCATTTTGGCAAAGCGCCAATTTTGGACAACCCGTAGGATCAGGTGTAGGTGGCGGGGGTAGAATGTCAGGAAGTTCGGCTAAAAAAGCATATAATGATATAATGAATGTAAGGGTTGTTGAAATAGTTCCCGAACCATTGGACTCACTAAAAACTATATTTCATTCTGCTATGGCAGAAGCGTTAGATTACTATTCAGCTTCCCCTAAATTAAAAGTTCATTTAGAGTCAGTAGGAAATAACATATCTCAATTACTAAGCTCATTATTTGGTCAAGGAACTCCAACTTCTCCCGGGCAAACAACACCTAATACAAATCCAACTAACCCGAGTCAGACAACAACACCTAACCAAAACAATTCTACACAAAGCGGAACTAACAATAGACGAACAGGCGGAACCCCTATACCTCCGGCAATAGACGAACCATTTAGAAAAAGACTTAAAAAAATATATGGAGAAAGTAGGGAAGAGATAACTTTTTTATACGCTAAAGTAGATAGCTTTATTGGAATTGTTCCTGGAATTAGCGATGCGTTAGCTAAAGCTAAAAAGAATGCTTTAGATACCTTATATCAAGGTTATCGAGCATTTGACGTTATGTATAGAAGAACCGGAAGTTCCTGGAAAGGTATGATGGCTTCTATGAATAAAATGTTTAGCATGAGCCCTATGACTGTTATACTAGCTGGAGTGACATCTGTGTTAGTTGGACTAGTTAAAGTAGCAACTAGATTAAATAATAAAATAAAAGAAATATCAGCGGAGTTAGGAACATCAAATATGCAATCTTATGAATTTTTTAAGAATGCAATGAGTGCTCAAACTCAGTATGATAACATGTATGCTAGTCTTAGAGATGTCAGAGATGTCCAAAAAGGCATCTTAGGAGATTCAGGCATATTATTACAAGTAAATGATAAAGCATTAGCTAGCATAGCGGACAATGCAAAAAACATAGGGGTATCTACAGAGGCCGCAGGAGCTTTTACGGAGGCATTGAGAACAAAAGGTGCAACAGATGAGCAATCAGCTAATTTAATGGCAGCATCCTTAGAACTTGCAGATAAGAGTAAATTCATCATGCCTCAATCTGTAATGGAAGACATAGCTCAAAATGTGGAGTTCTCATCAAAATACTTTTCAGGAATAAATAAAGATTCAAAATCAGCGCAGCAACATTTAGTAGACACTAACTTACAAGTAAAAGCATTAGGATTAAATTTCCAAAAAGCTGCAAAAATGACACAACATTTATTGTCATTTGAGCAAAGTATTACGGCAGAAGTTGAAGCATCTGTAGCATTAGGAAGACATGTTAATATTGGAAAAGCTAGAGAATTGCTTTTACAAGATGACATAGGAGGGGCTATGGAGCAGATGATGAATGAAATGGGAGGTTATGATGCATTTCAAAACGACATGGATTTTGCTCAAAGACAGCTCCTAGCCAATGCCGTAGGAATGGAGGTATCCGAATTAGAAAAAAGTTTATATTTACGAGATAAAATTGGAATAACAAACGAAGAGGCTTTAAATGCTGCAATGAAAAATAGCGATTATTTGGACAAAGTAGCAGGTAAAGATGTAGAGTTATATAAGATAGAGGCTAAAAAAGTATTAGCAGCAGAAAGATTTAATACGGCAGTAGAAAAAGTTGGCGTAGCATTTAAATCATCTTTACTTCCCATATTAGAAGCTATTATACCTATTGTTGACCATATAGCTTGGGCTATAAATGGTATTGCAGAAGGAGTTAAGTTTGCGGTAGGAGGTCTAGCTTCAGTTGTTAATGTTATTAGCTTCGGATCTATAAGTAATAAAAGAAAAGACGAAAATACAGCTTCTCCTGCGGAAATGGCAGCATCTAGTGGATTGATGGTATCGGCTATCTTAGGCACTTTAATGTTAGGGAAGAGTAAAGCAGGAGGTAAACTCGGAGAAGTTGTAGGAAAAGCTAGAGGAGGCTTAGATGCAGTAACAGGTACTCTAGGCTCTAAATCTAATCCTATGTACGTCATTTCATTAGGCGGAGGAGGAGTTGGAGGAGGAATTTTAGATTCAGTAGGTGGTGGTGGAATTAAAGGTGGACGTGCTGGGTTTTTCAAACGAATGTTCGCTTCTAAAGACGTATTAGACCGAGCTAAATCTATTCAAAAAATTAGAGATGCTAGAAATCTTTCGACTAAAACAGGAGCTTTTTCTAAAATAGGCCAGTACATAACTAAGGTAAAACCTTCTAACATGCTTAAACTTGGAGGTTTATTAGCTGTTGCTTCTGCCGGATATGAAATTTCTAACAGACAACAGCAAGGACAGTCCACTGCTCAGGCAATTACAGGAACCGCAGGAGGACTTGCGGGAGGGTTATTAGGCGCAAAAGGAGGAGCGATTTTAGGCGCAACATTAGGGACTGCAATCGCGGGTCCTGTAGGTACTGCTGTCGGAAGCGTGCTGGGAGGAATTGTAGGAGGAGCAACTGGTTATTATGCCGGAGGCGCTGTAGTAGATTCTCAGTTTAAACCGAATGAATTTAAGACTCAGCCATTTATGTACGCTGGTATGAATGGTATGAGTGGAGGGGGAGGAATTTCTACCTCTCTAAACAAACCAACAGCAAAAGGAATACCTGTAGAAACTTCGATGGTTGATACCACTCCAACAACTCTTAAACCTAACTTCTCTAATCCATTTAATACAACTCCTAATTATGGAACTACTAGTATGTCTAGAGATTCTGTAATAGTTAATACTACAAGTAAAAGTGTATCTGCTAGCGCTATGCTGCAAAATACTATTAATAATGAAAAACAAAAAACGGACGACGCTCTAATAAAAGAGGCTCAAGAACAAACGAAATTAATGCAGGAAATGATAAAAAGATTAAATCAGCCAGCTTTAGCCTTTTTTAATGACGAAGGAAGAAGACAAGTAAAAAGTACTCTTAGAA